ATGGTGGCCTGTTAACAGCGGATACGACTGTAACCGCAACAAAAGAGGGGTACAACGACACATCCACGCCGGCATCATTCCTGCAACCCGACAACTACTTTCTGCTCACGCGGCGCTCACCGGTAGCCTTTATTCTCGCTGCAGGTGCTGGCATCGGTTTGCTGGGATACGCAGCTCTCAGTCGTGGCCGGAGAATAGGCGGTTTTTTTGATGGCGTAGACCCGCGGGTAAAGACAGGTCTGGCCGTGGCCGGCGGATTAGGATTGCTCTATATCGGATATAAGATATTCGGGTCTGATCATCAGGCACAGCAATTGCCGGATCAGGCGGATGCTGAGTTATCAAGGCTTGCCGATCAGGGTGAGCTACCGACTATTACAGCAGTGCAGGCGGAGGGTATGGCGAGTAGTATTGTAGCCGCATTTAACGATTGCGATCCTCTTGACCTATCAACGCCTGCGTTGATCAATGAGTTACAGAAACTTAACAATAAAGCCGATCTGCTACTGCTCATAAAGGTATTCGGAGTAAGGAGCTATAAGGGTTGTTTTGATGGGGACTACTTCAGCAATCATAACTACAACCTTAATCAGGCAGTTTCAAGTGAGCTGAACTTTTTAGATATCGCATTAGTTAACAGGATACTGGCAAATAAAGGCATAAATTATTCATTCTAATGTCGGGAGAGATACCATTACAACTACTTAAAAGCCTTGAGGGTGTGGCATGGGACATGTCGGTAGACTTCTATACAATAGGGGGAGACGTTATTATAGAGCAGGATTGCTTTGCTTTCATGTTCACCAACGTTGGTGACACTATTGGTACGGTTAAGGACATGGTTGTGTTTCCTTCGGCTACGCCGGCTACGGCACTGGGGGATACACGTGTAGTGGGTGCACACAACTTAAACATATTTAAGGGCCAGGTCCAGATAAAATTCCTGCCGCCGCTGGGAGCGAATCCGAAAATAGAGATTGTGCAGTTGTTCTACGTTGGCGGGGAGGGACAGAGAAAACGATAACACATGCCAGGACTATTTTTAGCCACATATAGAAAACAGGACCCGGCTGGCCCGCCGTTCGCTCTCACATCGGCGAATAATGGGCTATCAGTTGATCCGGTATCGGGGGCAATTGTTCTGGGAAATGATGTAGGGGGCACATCGGCTACTTTGTTATCAAACCGGGAAATACCCTTTGGCGGGTTTTTCTTAAAGCAAATATCCGGGGCCGCGGCAACGTCGCTGACTAATTTGATTTTTGGCGATGCTCCGGGGTTTCAGGTGGTGGAAAACAATGCGCTTAATAGTACGGCGCCGCTGACAGAGGTGGGGTACCGCATTCGTACCAATCCAAAGGCTGCCGGTCCGTTCAGTATACCATTGCAGTTTGACACAAAATTGTCGAATCAGGGCACGCTCACTTTCCTTTTACGCGACTTATCCGCTGTTCCTGTGGGTGTAACCAATTTCGTTTTCAGGTTGCAGGATGCAGGTGGCTCCGGGAATCCGTTAACGATATCTAACAATCAGTTCGTAACGGTAAGTCAGATGTTAGGCGTCGCGGCTTCGGGTCCGTTAAATAATGCGCGTGTGTCAGTACTCAATGACGGTAACGCGGCGAACGTCGCTATGAGCGTAAAGAACGGTGACAATGGCGTTAATTCATCGATTGATATCCTGTTCACCAATGATGTCAATACGGCTACACTGCGGCTAAATGGTTCAACCCATGCCATAAACCCGAATGTTTTTTTTGTTGATAACACTACATTGGCATCGGATATTCTGCTGAATACCGGTACGGCATCGATGCGGGTTAAGTTCAATACCGGTGTGCTGGTGAATGGAGGCAATGCAGCCGGCACTGCGATGGACATTAACGGTGCCCTTACGATAAATAGTGCTACAATGATTTCGACGAAAACGGCTTTCACCAATGGCGCAGGGGCGAATGTAGGGACGTTAAATAACGCGCCGGTTGCTGGCAATCCTACAAAATGGATACCAGTAGACGACAACGGCACAACGAGGCTTATGCCAGCATGGTAAAAATTGACACATGAATACCGATATACAAAATTTGCAAACATTACTGGACGCAGCAGTAAAAGGAGGGCTTTTTGAGAAGGCGGCCGGCGTGGTAACATTACAGCAATCACTGGATAGGCTTGCTGCAATAGTAAACGAGGTAAATAAAACTGAGTAGTATATGAACTTCACGGAAATAAATGCTGCCATTGAGCACATCGATGCTCATGCAGAGGAGATGCATGATAGCGTTGTCCGGTTGGATAACAGCGATCCGATGCTTCCGGGTACGCCGGGGTTTAAAACAATCTGGATTGCTGCCCGGCCGGTGCTGGAGCTGGTCAGTAAGTTTTTGTTCTTTAAACCCAAATGGCAGAAAATAATACAGGTGCTGATTACCGCGCTGGATGCAGTAGATAAGAGCGAGCTGCTGTTCGTCAATCCATCCACAGAGCCGGTGTCGGTCAGTGGTGTTACGTTGGCGCCCCCTGAACAGGTGACAGTCACACAGCCAGGTGAAGCTGAAACGGAAGTACCGGAGTCTAAAACCCATAGCAATCACGATAATGGTTTGTCTGCCGGAGAATAAGGCCTTTTGCAAACTTGATTAATAACTTTTAAACGATACAACTATGCACGGAGTACGTAATTTCTATAACGCTGCCGCCGATGTGGTGATAACATCGAGCGCAGTGCTTCAGTCAGTGGGCATCCTTTCGCCCATTGCTGTTAATGAGTTCCAGAAAATCAGGGCCTGGGTGAAGGTATCGGTAGGGGCTACCGGGGGTGTTCGTTCACTCGTGGCGATCCCTGCCGGCGGCACACTGCTGAGTGTAACGACACGGCTGAACAATACCGTGGCGCCGTCGACAACGACATCTGTGGCAAATACAGTATTCACCAATGCATTAGCTAATCTCGGTACGCACTGGCTGGAAATCGAAGCGGAGGTACAAAACGGCGCCACCGCCGGCAACGTAGACATACAGATTGCCCAGAATACCAGTGACGTTGCTTCACTGACAGTGCTGAAGGGCTCCTCAATGGATGTGATAATCCACAACTAGCGGTCCTCTCCCTATATAAAGCAACTGCCTGCCCTTTAAAACAGGTGGGCAGTTTTTCTATGAAGGCAACCCCATACATAATCGTAGGCATAGCCGCATTAATTGTTCTGGCAATGATACCATCGCAGGCCTCCGCAGCGGAGATATTCGCAATCACCGATCAGATAGTTCCGCAATTTGAATCGTTCAGCGCGCACCCTTACTGGGATGAGAAGCGATATAGCTGGGGCTACGGCACGCCGGCGCCGGGCGCAACCGGCACCATAACAAGAGAACAGGCCCTGGTTGAGATGCGCGCGCACCGTCGGGCGGATTATGATTACCTGCGGCCGTTGATAACGCGCATGCTGAACGCAAAGCAATGGGCGGCCTACCTTTCCTTTGCCTATAATGAAGGTGATGGCAATGCTGACAACCTCGTGGACGACATTAACGCCGGGGACGACGCAGTACTGGAGGTGCACTGGAAAAAGTACATTTATGCCGGCGGTGTGGTGAAAAGCTACCTTATTGACCGCCGTAACAAGGAATGGCAGTTGTGGATTAGCTGATAACTCGTTTTATTGGTTATTTTTCTCTAGAAGGTAAGCACACACCCCCTGTTTTCACAGGGGGTTCCTTATGCCGGGTCGGATCGTATATTTTCATGCCTGGGATCGTAGATTTCCTATTGCAGGGACTGAAAAAGGTTTGCACCTTTGTATTGGCACGAAAGCACGCTCTGAAAACGGTTTACGGGAGTAGGGGCTCATGAGTACTGCCGGTGCAGGGGCGGAAGACGCAGCCAGGTAATTATAGGCAACTTCGGTTGTGGCCCCTGCATATTTTTTACCTCTAAAAACCAGTAAAAATGAAACAATCGCTTACCCTTAATGAAATCGGCATCCGTGCCGCTATCGCTTTCTGGGCTGTTTTGGTAGTGTATTCTGCCATCTCGGCGAGTTAGTAGCCAACAACGGTCCCTGTGCACCCCAGGGGCCGTTTATTTTTACCTGACAAATCAATGTTCTATGGCAATAACAGACCTTATGCGCATTTGCTCGCTGCTGGAGAGAGAAAAGGCTTTTCACTACGAATGCATGAAAGAATATGCCCGGATTATCCAGGAACGGTTTCCGGGAGAAATACCGCCGGCCATGAGGGGGCATTACGAGACATTTGTGCGGGCTGAACTGGACCGGCACACAAAAGATTATTTCAGGACGGTTGAACTGACGGAGGATTTCACAGGAATGAGCGACGCGGACCTTCTTTTACGGGTAGATTCCCCCGAAACCGGTTTTCCGTGGGATGACCTCGCCAAAAAGATAGAGCCGTGACGGGCCTGTAATGAGTTAGCACCAAGGATTAGGATGAGACCGGTGGCCTGTTCCCAGGCGGGCCGGCATTTTTAGAAAAGGCAATTACTGATTTAAAACTATTCCGGAATGACGAGAAAACAGAGATATAAGAAATTGCTGTTATGGCGCCGATTTAGAGAGGAAATCCGTATGTACACTAATACCGGGTTGCTTAAACGAGCGATTTGGAACACTGGGGTTATCGAATCCATGAGATTACAAACAGGGGGATTCAGTGATACCTTAGTAGATATAGAACTGAAGGATGGGTGTACAGTATTTGGAAGTCATTTCTGGGAGAGTGAGGCCCTTAGAGAGGTTGCCAGGCAGATATACGATTACGAGACACAAAAATTATTAAAGGTTGGCAGAAAAGAAAAGACAAAAAGGCGAGCCAGTACAACGATAGCAATAAAAAAGTAATTTATATGACATACCGTGAACGCATTCAGGGACTTCTACGGAAAATAAACGAGGTATACGATGAGGCAGAGGCGCTAAGGGATTACGCCGATCTTGACGAGAAATACGCTTGGAATGGGTTGCGGGGTTCTCTCCATGAGCCTGCCGGTTTTCTACAAAAATTGGATCGTCAATTGTCCGACGATAGGGCTCAAATGGAAACCTTTTAAACAAAACGAACCTAATATGCAGCAGTCTTTGATAGCCAGTTTTTCTGTTTATAGAAATTTGGGGATGCTCGGCGAGCATGTAGAGATTAGAGGGGACGGTTTTTACCTTTCTATGGGTTTGGCAGAGGCCATGAGATCCGATCCGGCGTTCGCTGATATAGTATTTGCCGCCTTAGACACATATCGGCACGTTAAGGGATTTGAATATACAGAGATGATTGCCTTTATTCAGGAACGTGTTGCGATACTAAGGAAACCCTGAACACAACAATCACAGTCTCATCGTTATATGGATTTATATAACGCCGGACATTTCAAAAACCGCCGTTTAGAACTGGAACTACGAAATATTCGTAAACCATGGTAACAACAACTGGATTATGACAGTAAAACAAATGATAGAATTTTTGAGCCATTGCCCGCCGGAGGCACGGCTAATGTATGAGTATGATTCCTATCTGTATCTGGATGTAGAGCCACCTGTGGCCGTTGAGGTCCATAGAATAGGTGATCCTTATACAAGTATTTGTGTGTATCAACCCTGGGATGCAGTATTCGGGTCCAAAAAGGTAACGATTATAAGTATAAACGGAAAAGGTTAATAATCAATACGTTAAAACATGAAAATAAGCGGATACGACCAGGCATATCCTTTATCGAGGCCGTTGCTTGAAGATTGTAATAACGGTATGAACCTGCGTACATACATTGCGACGCAGGTATTGGCTGCGTCACTTAGCGGTCTGCACGGGCATTTTCCTGAGCATGCTCAGTTATCGACTGTAACGGACCCGGAAACACTGTGCAGACAATCGGTGCAGTATGCGGATATGCTAATAAAAACACTTAATAAATAAAAAATTTTTGCCGGCATTTTTGAAAAGGGGGTCCCGGATACGTCCGTAAGGCGTTGCGACAGGGCCGGTTATGGGGATGTGGGCAGCTCAGCACCCCAACCCCCTTTTTTTATAATGCCACTTAAAACAAAAACAATGGAAATACTATTCGCTTTTATCGGGTTTGCCGTGTCCGGCACCGTGTTCTATTTTGCGGGCCGCCGTTTGAGAGCCGCTGCGGACAAGGAACGGGCTATATCGGAACAGCTACGCCGGGGCTGGCAGGATTATCAGCGGGATACAGTCACGGAAATGGAACGCATCCGTGATGTATATGAGCAGGAAATAAAGAAAAAGAACGCACGGATAATACAACTATCAGTCGAAATTGAAAACCTTATTGGAAATAATAAGTAGCCTGCCCGGTGTGTATCCGGGGTACAGCGGTATACATTGCCTGAAATGCGGCCACAACTATAGAAATGGTGGCATGCAGGCATACGAGCGTTGTTGGAATTGCGGTTACGCGTGGTGGGAAAAACCGCCATTGAAGGGAAAGAAAAAACCGGTAATACCGCCACCGGACCCGCGTCAACTCTCGCTTTTTTGAAATGTAAAAACCGTTCCTTACCTTAGTATCAAATCGTTTACTGAATGGATGTCCCTGTAAAATTAGGCGCAGTCCCGGGCGTAGGTCAGTGGGAGCTTGTAATAAAAGCCACAACCTCCGGGATCACACTGCTAAAACAAAATTCCTTCCGCCGGCGCTATACCGGCAACAAACACTCCGCCGTTGATATCAACGGCAATCTGTGGCTCTCAGCAGCCGATCTCAAAAAGTCTATTCAACCAACCGATACTAAACACAAAAAAACGAGGCCCCCCGTAGAAACGGGGGGCCTCAAATCGTTTACTGATCCCGGACAAATATACGACAAATTGTCCGATACTCAACAATTACCACAAAAAAAAGAGCGTATGTATACAATCAATAAAAGAGAGGTACGGCAGCGACTGCTGGGCTTTCTGAATACCCAAAACGGGAAAAAATGTCTATACTTTTGGACCGTTACTTTCCCCAAAGGAACACCTGACAAAGTTGCATACAGGATGTTCAATATTTGGCTAACGACACTACGGCAGTATAAGATGCTACGGAACTATATATGGGTCGCTGAACGTCAGACGCTTACCGGACATAATACAGTACACTTCCATATAGCGATACCTCACCGGATGAGCGTCGGGCGGGCAAACGGTGCCATGCGTACCACGCTAAAGACTTTTGCAAAGCGCGGGGAAATACCCGGCTACACTGCGCTGCGGGCACGTAATTACAATGGGGTGGATATTGCCAAAAACCGAAATACCGGCCGGGTAACCAACTTTGCCCTGAAAAAAGGCGCCCGGTCGCTTACGACGTACCTGACAAAGTACGTTACTAAGAACGATGGTAGCTTTTCTCACCTGGCCTGGCACAATAGCCGGGGCTACTCGTCAATTTTCACAGGGGTAACCTTTTCAGTACCGGAGTTTATTAATTACGGGTTCAATCTGCTTATTGACCGCCGGAAGCGGTTGGATGGGGAGTTTTTTACCTTCCTGCCATGGATTGAGGAGCCGCCTGACATTGTTTCTGAGCACTTATATAAGCTAAATTCTTTCATTCAATCACTTATAAATTAGACTGTTATGAACCATTCAGATTTTTTTTACTGTGCGCTTCCCATTGGTTACGCATTGATGTGCGGGATACTCATACTTATCATGCTATTCCAGACAAAGGAGACAATAAAAATCGACCGGGACCGGGCATTAAAGGATATGCAGCTCGTGGATGCAATTAAGGTGCTTATTCAGAGAGGTACTCCGGCTTTATCGGAGTATGTCAAACAGGCAAATGAAAACTCTACTCTTAGGGGGTTGGTGACGAGTAATCTCCAGAGAGTTGACGAACTTCTGGCCATCAATAACAGGCTTATCGGTGACTGTACCGGATACCGGAACCTGTTGAAAGAGTTGGATGAGGCATTCGACGAGGCCAGGGAGCTTTTCAAGAACGATCCACAGGTATACGATACATTTTCCCGGCTCATAAACATGATAGAAAATGCCTGAAAACGAACAGGATAACAGGTCTGAGACCAGGAAGGCGCAGGAAATCCAGGAAGAGAAGGATAAACAAGAAAGGGTATCGGCCGGCGTCAGAGGAGAGCTATGGACTGTAACAACGCATTATGATGCGAGAGATCATTACGACTTAGAGCCAGAATACCGGAAGTTGGTTGCGGGAAATCTGTATACAAGGGAGATGAAATCTTACAGGGAAAACGTGTTCGCAATAGGGCTTATGGTTCCTTATGCACCAGGCGTTTTTCGGGTGATATCGCCCAGTAGAATAGTTAACATTTTTATACGTCAACAAAAAAACTACGAAGATGACTGACCACAGGGACTATGTGACCGTTTTTATACGGCATTACCCGCTCAGAAAACACTTTAAACACGAATTGGTACTACGGTACAGTCAGGATAGTGGCTATGCAGAAACTCGCATCCCTTTGGAGGGTAGTGCACCTGAAATGTATTCCGGTATATTGGGTATTCAGATATGCGACAATGATCCAAAACTTGACGCAAGAGTACATTTACCGCTTTTTGGAATGCAGGACAACGAAAAGGGGTATATGATAACACTGTTTATGTTCTGGCTCAGGAACATGCAGGACTGTGGGATAATAGCAGAAACGCAGATTGAGGCAATACGATTGTTTTATCAGATGGACGTTAACAAAAAAACAGGTAAACTTTAAAACTATGCAACCCAATATTTCTGAAGGCGGGGCCGAATATAGGTGGGTGTTAGCGCGAATGATGCGTTTACCAACCGGCGAGCACGTATTGCGACTGGACTGGGAGGTGTTGCCATTAAACGCAACGCATTCCATCAATAGCAGAGTGGGCATTCATATACCCATTGACCGGTTGAAAGAATTTTGCGAGAAGATGGGGTTAGAGGTAATTGAGGAGACGAATTACATGCCACCACCATAAAAATTTTTTGATAAAAAAACCCCGCCAAAAGCGGGGTTTTTTTATGGGGTGCCGGCCTGCGTAGCCGACGGCAAGTTAAGGAAAAAATTTGAAAAATCATGACAGTACGGCGCAAAACCTGACATTACTGGTAAAAAAGATTTGGAAATCACCTCAAACCGATCGTAAGTTTACTATAGAACACTTCAAAAACCATCCGCATTTGAAACAATCCACCGTTATAGGTCTCGTTGCTGCTGGTGGAATACTTTTTTGGTTGGGGCGTAAAGCGTTGGCGGCCGGTAATCTGGTGTTCTCGCCCAGCAATTCTTTTTCAGTCCGCTTTGACGGGGCGCCTATTATTGATTTTCAGGTGGTGGCACAGAATACCTCATCGGCGGACCTGCTGCTAAACAGTTTTGCCGGGAATTTGTCCGCAAACGGGACATTTATAGGCAATGTGAGCAACTTCACTCCCCAGGAAATTGCCGGCAACCGGAGTACGCCGATTAATCTGGAGGCACAGCTAAACCTCATCGGTGTTACAAACGACGTTATTCGCTCCATCCAAAATAAAAGCCTTACACAAAATTTAAAACTAAACGGGTCCGCAAATGTGCAGGGTATCCAGGTGCCGATCGATCTGGAGTTCACGGTAGGCCCTTAAAAACGTTTTGTGTATGGTTACGAGAGCTCAGTTGTTAAAAGCGCTTCCGCCATTTCAGGACAAGTACATTGTGATAGCGGAAGAGCAGGAAGTTAAGCGGGACATTATCCCGGAAATGGTGGACGGCTACAAGGCATTCGAACGTTTTTACGATAAAATCGGTAAGTTCTTTGAGAGCGGCACTTTGGAGGAAACCTGCGAAAAACTCTATGCTTTCTGCAAAGAAAACATTGCCTACCGAGAAGAAACAGTAGATTGGCAAACCAGTGCGCTGCCAACGGCAATACTGGAATGGGGGGAGGGTGATTGTAAAGCGTATGCGAGCTTTATCGGCGGCTGCCTGGGTGCTATATCACGCGCTACGGATACGTTCATCGATTGGCAGTTCTGCTTTGCCTCATACAAACGATGGAAGCGTACACCGTACCATGTGTTTGTGGTGGTTAACACGCCGGAGGGGCTGCTGTGGGTGGACCCGACGCCGGGCGCTGCTGACATGGAGCCACGGCACACCATCTATGCACGGCCGTACGATGAGTACATTGCCGGTGTCGACGAGGGTGGGGAGCTGGTATATACCATTGGCACAACGACTACACCGGCGCCGGTATTGGACCCGCAGCGCGTGGCATTACTCAACTCGGTTTCTCCGGGTTTGGGTACCTCGGTTGCCAGTGCTATGGCTTCGCTGCCGGAGGGAAACGTAAAGCGGTTTCTCCGGGACATGTATTCGGCGGGGCCGACGCCATGGGCGGGTATACAGGCGGTAATCAAATTTTTGCAGGGCCGTACGTATACGAGCGGGGATTACTGGAATGGTGAAACCTTCATGCGGAACATATTGGGCCGGTCCGATATACAGGGACGCAACCAGGTCCCGGATAGCATGGTACCGATATCATGGGAGTTTATGTCAGCAGCTTACGGGGTGCGCATGCGGACGGAAGGCGACTTTGAAGCGTTGAGCCGCAGTACGGAGGAGTACCTGACAAGAGAGCCCACGGAGACGGCGGGTATAACAAGCGAACAGGCGGAGCGGGCCAGACGGATATTACTGGGGCCGGCAAACCCCTGGAATAACCGGAATATAAAGTGGGATCTGAGCTGGTTTAATGCAGAGCCCTACATTTATCCGGTACCGGGTGGGGCGCCGGGGACAGGGTTTACCGGAACACATCCGGTGTTGGGTATACCCTTCGTGGACGGTTACCCGGTGGAGGACACTGCAACGGATGAATACGGATTACCGGTAAACCTTCAGGGATGGAAGACCTTCCTGATTAATAACAAAAAATACATTGCCATTGGCGGGTTATTGATACTTGCATGGTGGCTAACAGACGAATAAAATTTTTACAATGGCGCTTGTACGTTACATAGCAGGGATTGGATGCCCGCAGCCGGCGGCAAACACACTTCGGATAGGGGCTGTGGATGCGGGAACACAAACGAATGATGCGTTGTTGAATGCGGGAATAGGTGTTGGTGCCGGTTTGGGTGCGGCATGGTTGGTAAACCGGATGGGTGGGCGCTCACTGGGTAAAAAGAAAAAAAACCTGCTGATTCCGCTGCTCGTAGTGGGTGGTGTGGGGGCGCTGTACTTTATGAGTTCAGGTACGTCTGCATCGGCATCCACACCGGAAACCGACGCCATCAAACAAAATTTACTGAGCTTTTTTGCCAGTGACCCGAAAAGGTTGGTGGCGGTAAACCAGGCTACGCCGGACGAGCTCCGGAGATGGAATCTGATAAACCAGCTATGGGGGCAGGGTGCGAACGTATACGCAATCGATACGAGCGGTAACGCGACCAGTAACAGGGCGGCCAGTATCGGCGCATGGTGGGAGAGCTTCTCCGCGAGATACGGAGGTTTCTAATTTAGTAATCCAGCAAACATTGAATTATGAGCGGAGTTACAGCACTGAAAAAAATTAATGCCAGGGCAAAGCAGCTAAAGAAAAAGCACCCTGGTAAAAAATACAGCACGTTGCGCAAACAGGCGGCAAGTGAATATAATGCCGGCCGCCTGCCAAAAAAGCGTAAAGCAGCCGCCCCCAAAAAGCACAGGCGCCGTAAGAAACATACGGCGCACCGTAAAGCGGCAGGTGTAGGTAAAGTAAAAACAACGCGCAGGCGGGCGACGCGTAAAAGGCATGCGCCCAAAGTAATTACCCGCACCCGGACAGTCACAAAAATTAAACGGGTAGGGGCCGCCCGTAAAAGCAATACCGGGTTGATACTGGGGCTGGGGGCGCTGGGTTTGGGCGCAGTCTATCTTATGACCCGGAAAAAAACGGTACCGGTGAATGGTTCGAACGTACCGCTAACGCTTACCGGTAATACCAGCAGGGATGCCGCAGCGCAGGACCTGGTTACATGGGCAACTGCGGCATCATTGGGGGTTACGGCGCTCACAAACCTTATCAACGCTATCAACAATGCCAGTGATTCGCAGGTCACAAGCGCGGCGACGCAGGCGCAGAGCTCCGGTCAGTTGCCGGCAGGATGGCTGGCTTAGAGTAAAAATTTTCTTTGCACTATAAATATTTGACACATGGCAAAAAAAGGATCGCGTGGCATGTCTACCAAAAGACTGCTCACCATCGGTGTATCGGGTGCGGCGGCGTTCTTCGCTGACGGCTATATTGGTATCAACGATGAGATTGACAAGCTCATGGGTCCTCCGGACCCCGCAAAACCAAATTTCAAAGCCAATATTGCTATGGGAGCCGAGCTCGGTCTCGGTACTGCACTGGCCTTAATGAAAGGCCGGGGTACCATGGGCATGGTGAAAGATGTGGCGGCCGGAGCCTCGTTGGGTTTGGGCGCCCGCCGGCTGGCCAAAAAAATGGGAATGGTGAGCGGCTACCAATCCACGCCGGTTCTGGGTAAACGCCATGTTGGCGGATACCAGAATACGCCGGTACTGGGTTCTACCGACGTGCCGTCAGCATTGTCAGGTGCCGGGATACCTTCCGCGGTATCTGGTAGTGGTTACCGGGTAAATGGACCGGGCTACTCTCCGAATGGCAGCAACGTAGGTGTTATGAATGGTGTGGGGAGTGCCAGAGACCGACGCAATGGTTCAGGGTATATGCGGTAAATTATCTAAAAAAAGAGCCGCCGGCTTTAGATAATTTCTAACGATAGTCATTAACAATTAAAAACTTTACCAGTGACAAATACAGATAATTTAGCCGCCCGTGAGGGCTATCGCCAGGCACAACAGGTGCTGTTTGACGCATGGATTGACGACTTTATGCGCGCGAATGCAGGCAACCCGATGGCGGCAGTAGACAAATGCTGGGATTGGGTGAAGAAGCGTAAATGGTCGCAGGGAGAGATACGCGTGGAAGTGGAACTCAACAACGCGAACAACATCTTCACTTTCGGTATGACGCCAACGCAGGCAAACTCCAGTAATGTCTTGTTTCCTACGGAGGAGCGGCTGAACTTGCAGGATACGCTCATTGCATCGGAACACGGCCTGTACTTTGGTAAACCCACATCGCGTCTTGATACAAACTTTGAGCTGTTCACGCATGGCAATCCCCTTGTGTGGAATGGTGCGGGTCAGGCGGCTGCTCTTAACGGCGAGGTGCTCTCCAATGGCCATTTCACGATGAAGGTCAACGGCGACGTGATCATACCTTATCGCGGGTTGTTTAACCATAAGTACGTACCACAAACACAGCAGACTGCTGCGTTTGGAGCCGGCTCGCCATTCGACCAGATACGGGGCGCTGAGGACGGCCAGATTACCGATGAGCCAAACGTATGGCTGATCGGTTCAAAGGGATACGTGCCGCAGTTGGTGCTGAAAAACACCATAACGGTAGATATGGGCTTCACAAGAGCAATACTGATCTACCGTGGTTGGAATGCTCAGAACAGCACATCCATAAATTAAGGAGCTATAGGCCATCGGCCTGCCTTTGATATACATTGACCGGATACAGCTCCGCGGGAGGGGTTTTCCTGCGGAGCATTTTTTGACTTGGTTAAACATTTGCCATGCAATCACAATCGGAATTGGTAATGGAGGAGCCGCGGGGTCCGTCGCAGCTCATTGAGGTACCCGTAACTACCAACGGTCAGGGAAAGGTGAAGTTTCCGGACATTGCGCAGCTCCGCAATACGACGGACGAGCGCATTATTATAAAGGGCCTTCGGCTTATAACGCCGGAGGTAGCGGTTGCGGGCGTAACCGCTGTGGGCGTGAACGCTCCGCTCACGGAACTACAGAAAATCTACCTGACGATTTATTGCGAGGGTTGGGAAAAGGCGCAGAATATACCGATCCTTACCCTCAATGATATGACCTCTCCCGGTTCTACATTCCCGCACCGGTACCAACCCACGCGGTTTGACGACTGGGAGAAGGTGGATTGGACAAAATCCTTTTTGCAATGGGCCAATGGAACGCAGTCAGCGAATGCGCCGTACGTCGTAATTTTTGATGCACTTTATTTGCGCCTGAACCCTAACGGGACAGAGAAAGTTAACCTGTAATGGCAGCCGTACAATACCATAATATCGATGCGCTGATAACAGCCTACGAGACGTGGGAGGGGTACTGCTGGGCAATAGCCCAGGGTAAGAACATTAGCCATCGTGGTGAGGACTCCAATTCTTTGCGAACATGTCTTAACGGTATAGCGGCCGGTGGCACGGTTGCGGAGTATTCGCTTCGGTTGTACAACATAGAGGACTACAGGGGTATTACACCTGGTGTACAGTACGACGGGTACATAACCTTTAAGCTGAATAGCCCTGTAGAAGCGCAGAGTGTTGGCAGTGTGACCAGGGTGGGTGCTGGCGCCCTCGATCCGCTTACTGCAAAAGTTAATCAATATCTGGCCGATAAAGTAGGCAAGGCTATTGAGGAGGATTTGCTGGGCGGGGGCAAACAGGAAAAACAAACTTTCGCGGACCTGCTTATGGGTCTGCTGGAGGACCCGGAAAAAATTGTGACAATTATAAACGGCGTGCGCTCGTTCACTCCGGGTCGATCCTTTGCGCCGGCAGCAATGGGCTCAGTGCAGCCTAAAAGAATGGGAGCGCAGGACCCGGAGAAAATGAACCGGCTGGCCATGGCCATCGATCGGTTGGAAAGGTGTGATCCGAATATTGTTGAGACGCTTGAAAAACTCGCAAATCTGGCAGAAACAAACCCTGCGATGTACAAACAGGGGTTATCCATGATAAGTGCTTTTTAAATTCTACATACAGGACGAGGCCGGACATCCCATTGCCGGCGCCAGGCTCACCTTTTACACAAAAATGGTTCGCTTTCCCCCTGTGTCCTATACAACGGGTTCGGATGGTCTAATCACCATTGATTCAGAAACCGATGGTGGCCTGTTAACAGCGGATACGACTGTAACCGCAAC